GCAAACGCTCAACGCGTGTTGGGTGACATTCCAGCGGACCTCTCCGGGGTGGCGGCGCAACCGCCGGTAACACCGCCTCCTTCTGTGTCGTCCATCCTTTCTCCGATCCTTGGAGGCAATCTTGAAAGCTCTGAAAAAAAGAAAAGCCTTTCCCAGCTTTTCGTTCAAGAGGCTCTTAATAGTGTGATCCCTGCTCTTGGAACAATTCCGACCCTCTTTGGCACTCTTCGCTAATGGCTAGGTTTTCTGATTATTTAGAAACCGGTTATTTACCAGGTGAAGTGCGGCGCTCTTCCTACGGGGAAGCGTCGCCTTTTTCTGCGTTAACTTACGAATTATCCAAGAGGTTTAAATTTAAACCGCAAAGCGATATTGCTGGAAAATATATGAATGAGTTCAGTGGTTTATACGCTAATCCTGAGTTTTTGGTTAACTCTTCAATGAAGTTACCAAATGATTTTCTTGGTTTCTTGCAGGCATCTCAATCGGCAAGATAGCCTATAATAATTAAAAACGTCGAGTGTCGTAGTGGCTTCTACATCTACTAACAAGCAGCCTGTTCTCGTAGACCGTCCGTTGTTTGATTCCGTGCGAATCACTACGCAGACAGTCGGCAGTGCATCTAGCAATACTTTATTTGTTCAGGGTGGTCAGGCACCGTCCATCCTCGTGGACATGGACGCTGAGTTGTCGGAAGATAATAACAATGGTGGTGTAGTTGATTCCATTACGATTGTTCGCAACGATAACTATCGGGATGCAGATTACACAATCAGCTCTGGCACTTCTGGTAACGTAATTTCTTTAACAAGCGGTCAGCTTGTTTTCATCGAACATACCGGTGTTCTGGGTACCGCTGCAATGAGCGGTTACGGCTATTACACATACACCGGCAACAGCACCTTGACCGGCGTCAATACTTCTTTAATTTTCTCCGGCGGTACAACCAGCGGCTTTAGCTACAACGGCGTTGCTTACGGTTATCAGCCAGCCGTCACCTTTGTGTTTTACCACACCCGTGGCACCACAACTCCAATTCCTGGTAGTGGTGATTATCGCGTGCTGTTCTCCAAAACAGTCCCCGCTAATAGCGGTCAAGTTGATTGCGCTGACTCAATGCCTCAACTTGCCTATCCGATGCCACAGGCTGGTAACACCACTGGCTTAGGCAACACAGCACCTCTGCGGAACAAGGGCATTTATCTGGAGCGTGGCGACCGCATTTATGTGGGTGTGTTCCCAGACGGTCCCAATGTTTCCGGTTACACTGCAGGCGCTCACGTTTACGCACAAGGCGGTTTCTTCTGATTCATGGCGAAACAGAGTGGAAGCTCTTTTGGTAATTTTCAAAAAACACAACAGTTTGATCCTCGGCCTGTAAAGCCGATTACCACAGAGTTTTCCAAGGGATCCGTTCCAGATTCTTTATATGCGGTAAATCGTGAATCTGCATGGTCACGCTGGCGGCGTGGCTATGAAATTGCAACTGCTTGTTTTTACGATAATTCTTACGACTATCCGTTTACTTATGCGGTTCCTGTTCCAAGCGGAACACCGACGAGCACAGGTAACCCACCAACAATTCCTGGTGTTTTCAAAGGCTTTCCCACAACCAATAAAGAATTTGGCATGCACTGGGCAGGTGTTCGCACTGCAGGCAGCCTAAGGTTTGACAATGTTAAAGATAGTTCTGGAGTAAGTGCTTCCATTGCTTCTGTTACAGAAGATTCTGAATATTGGTATGTACAGCTTTCGGGGAGCTGGAGCGTTTCGAACCCATTACCACCGCCGCTTTACGTTGCAATTCCAGGCGTACCAGGGGGATTAAAGGCGATTAACGGTGAGATTTTAGAAGACAGAATTATTACTCAAGGTGGCGTTCCAATTACCCGCGACACCATCGATCCGAACACTCAAAAACGTTATGGGTACGTCCAGGCAGTCCTGGTGGATACCAATCCATTTACTGGTGTTTTAAAGCTACGCAAAGCGGGATCCGTAGAGGCGACACCGGACCGTGCGTTGGTTACGCCTGCAACCAGACCTCCGAATGTCGGACGTTTCTTTATGACAGGAACGCGTTACTGCTGTTCTTGTCAAGACTTTACGCGTAGAGACTACGCGTTTATGACATCTTTAAATACCGTTTCAGAATCATTGCGTGACAAGTTTCCTCGCACTAATCTTGCATCTTTGAAACCCGGGCGTTATGAAATCATGACACTGAGTGGGCAAGTAGATAACAATGCCATGACGAATGCTCAATCTAATCGTGACATGAGGATTATTTCACCGTCTCCCCAATACAACGTACCACCAACCATAACGTCAACATCATCAACAAAACCTGGTGCAAATAGAGACAACCCAGGTGTGTTCAGGGATTTCGGTGCAATGTATTTGCGGAGCACTACGAACCCCTCGCTTCCTGGAGCCAGAGCTGAGGGCATGCCTTCTTACGACGATTATTCAAGTGTAGGAAATGTTATTACATCGTTAACTGATACATGGACGCCGTTGCTCGATGAAATACGTTACTGCAAACATATTTATGCAATGAAGTATGAAGAGGGCGTTTTCCCGCCAGAGCCTTCTGACTTTCCGGTGGGTATTGGAAGCATGGCCGCTTGGGAGCAAAGGTTGGTGGAGGAAACAGAAAAAGATCAAACAGAAGCCCGGGCAGCAAATCTACAGCGAGCGTCTTTGGCATCAATGGATGTTCCTCCCTACAACTGCCAAGCGCCAATGATGATGCCAATGATGCAAAAGCTATTTAATATTCCTTCTAACTTTGTAAAGATGGCAGGTTTTACAATGATTGACAAGAATGGTCAGACGTATGTTCCGGCCTCTGGTGGTATGCCGAGTGTGTAAAGATGCCTGAATTTGGAGACGTTGTTGATTCAAACTTTATTTATTCTGAGCAACAAATCTCAGGGCGTATTTATGGTGAGAGCACAATTTCTTATGAAGGTATTCCAACTGTTTATCACGTTGGCGACGTTGTCCACCTTCCATACGCCTCAGGTGAGCTGTCGACCATGGAAGCAATCGGCCTAGCTTGGGCCGCGTTTGCAAGTGGCGTCAACCCAGCTTAATATATTGTAAAATTAAATGGAGTCACTTAAGACTCATTAAGATTTCTTTTACCCCTTGCGTGTGGTACCCGCCCATCTTTATGGTGCGGCTATCCACTCGTCATAACCATGACTCACCAACCGCCTGTGGATCAGCGGATTGTGGACGAGTACTTTCAGCTGATCTCCAATTCCAAAACTAAAGATGTTGCCTGGTTGTATGGAATGGTGGCAACCTACGGGTTGAAACCAGAAGAACTAGTCGACTTTTCCTGGGGTCCAGACGACACTATTTTAGTTTGTTCTAAAAAACGTCCCATAAAGCCCCTGCATCCGCAATGGGTTCTTTTGTTTTCGCTAAAGAAAAAGCAGCCCCGCAATGTGCAGAGCTGCTGGAATCCCCTTGAAGTCTCTCTTTACAAGGCCATTTCTTATCAGCAAATTCGATTGAACATTACTGATTTGCTTTTGGCCTACCGAATACGCAAAAACAATTGCAAGCCCGTCAAGCGGCTGCCAGCATCTTCTGTTTTTGCAGGTGCTTTCTGACGGCGGTTACGTTCCAGCGGTAGCTGTCCCGTGAACGGGTTTCTGGAAAGGCTGCGAAATGCGGGCCCAGCTTCAGGGTGCCGTCATCGCGGTACTTGAAGAGCGTCTTGCGGTCAAGCCCCAGGAGCTCTTCTGCCTTTTGGACGGAAACCCATCCAGTATTTTTGGTCATGGCGCGGAAAAACGCGTACCTATATACGGTATCCAAAAACCTCCTGGCGTCAAGAGCCTTAACAAACCTTTTGGTTTTTTGTTGCTTCTTGATACAAGATAGGAGAAATTAAAATAAGATAACGGCAACTAAAGAGTATGTTCAATTGTGAGCAGGACCCCCTTTCCCTACTCATTGAATTAACTCCAAAGCTAGCGAAGAAACGATACAGACAGTCTATTTACGATGCCTGGGACTGCAAGTGTGGTTATTGCGGAGAAGAAGCAACATCTTTAGACCACATCATTCCCCGGTTTAAATCTGGTTCAAGTAATCGAAATAATTTACTGCCAGCCTGTCGGCGCTGTAATACAAACAAAGCAAGCGCCAAAATGGAAGAATGGTATGTACAGCAGGAGTTTTATAGCGAAATCAAATTAAATCGCATTAAGACCTGGATGGCCCAAGAAACAATTGATATTTTTATGTATATTGGTGAAGGGCCAACAGTAACCTTAGCCGGCTAATGACTTTTGCGCAATGGATGGAAAATACCGCGCCTGATATGCGTGGCGCAAAAATGGCTGCAGGAGACAATAAAGACGCCTTGGATTATCTTCTTCAAATTGGTTACTGTTGTCGCATCATTGACAACGTTTACGACGAAGACAGATTTTACGAAAAACAAGATTTGATGGATGTGTTTGAACTTTTGTTCTCACGTATTCCATCTAATCCTTTTTACATGGAGAATATTAAAACGCTTCAACCAATGCAGAACATTGGCTGGTGCGCATGGCAGCAAGCCAACCGTCTATGCACTGGCACCGATACTGAAAGGATTTACGCACATGTTTATCGTGGTTTGATTGGTGAATTGTACCCAGCTGTTGCTTTACTGACTCAGGGTTACGATGCGATGATAGAGGTACGGAAATTTACTGAAACATATTTTCGAAACAGCTGGAAAAAATCGCTTGAACGTTAATGGGGATCTATTACGAGCCTAAGTCACGCAAGTGGAATGTCACTTACGAAAGAACTGATTATCCAACTAATCTAAAGACGGATTATCCCGAGTACGAAGAGTATCGTATTAAAACTCAAGACAGGTGCGATTCGCGAGACGTGTGGGGTAACTGCACGGCGGAAGATCGCTGGGAAACCAAGAGCCGGGAGTTGAGTGGAAACATCGCAATTAATAAGTCAAACCGAGAAGAAAACATTGCAAACACTCAGTTAAACCAACAAAATACTGCAAAAAACAAAGCATACGATACCACTGTTGCAACAGCAAATTCAACGCGTGGCGGCGATTATGTGACGCAACGCCAAATGATTAAAAATATTGGTGATATCGATTCAACAGTAAAAAACAATTTAGAAAATCAATTTAAAACTTTTTATCAAACAGAAAAACTTCAACAGTGGGATCCAGCCTTGGGCGCCAAGCCTCAATATGGAGACTTTGATCCTGCTTACTACAAAAATCAAAATCCACAAGTTGCACAACAGTGGCAGGCAGCTGTTAACAATGATGATATCGATATCACCGAAAGGTATGGTGAAAACGGTTTTTATTTGCAGCACTACACAACCCAAGGAAAACCTTCGGGTGCACGCGGCAACGCGCCGGAAGTAACCGCTGCAGCGTCTTCTTATGTAGAAAAAACACCCACTGAATCCGATCTACAAGCTGTTCGTGATCTTCAGCTTGGCATCGATACACAAACACAAACAGATCGTTTGTTAAACGTTCCAGCGATCTCAGAAGAGTGGAATAAAGCCAGGGGCGGAGACCCTTATTGGGATTCTTTAGCAAAAAAATATTATTTGGATGTAAATAAAAAGGATGATTTTGCGGCTTTATTCAGGCTTTCGGATCGTCCAGAAGATAAACAAATTGCCTTTAATTACAACGCAAATGCCGGTTATGGCGTCACGGAATTAGAAGACGCTTTAACAGAAGCTGTTGGCGAAAAGGCTCAGGTGGATGTTAAAAGGTTTGGAGCACTGGCCCAAAACGTACTGAAAGACACGATTGCCGAACTCACAAAAGCTAAACAAAAAGAACAAATGCTAAACCTGATGGGTGGGTTTAGTGGCTTTAGTGAGATTATGAATATTAATCAAACCCTGGCAAACTCAATCCTTGGTGATACTGGTATCGGCGGTGTCCTGTCGTTTACTTCAGCCGGAAAAGCAGAAGAGTCTTTGTTAAAAAACCTTCAAGGTATAACCGGTGTTCAAAACAACAATACTTACAACTGGCAACAATGGTTTGACAACACCCTTAAAGAAAAATATTCGCAAGCACAAGAGCTTGGATACACAGCTGGCGAAGCCCAAGAAATGGTCAACATTGATGCAGATTTTGCAAAACAATTTATTGAAACGTATCTTCAGCCACGCTTTAATGAGTCACGTTCTATGAATGAATTTGTTGAGTATTTAGATATTCGACAAGAAGAACAAAACCCATTCCAAACGCAGGACATTATTAATGCCACGCAACTTGTCGCTAATTTGCGTTCCAAGGCTTATTTAGACAGTATTGCTAAAACACCGGAACGTTATTTTAATGCCGACTTCTATTTTAATCCGTCTGGTGACGCAGCAAGAACAGACGCATATGCTAATCAAGCGAACACGGTTGGCGCAGACTGGGAGGCAGCCAAAAACGGTGATCTTTACTGGGCGCAGCAAGCCTATCGTTTTGGCATTGATTTAAACAATAAAGAACAGTTTGCTCGCATGCACTTCCAAGTCAAGGGACAGGGACAGGGCTACGACGCTGCAGATGATATTTTAAACGCTTCTAAAGTTACCAATCAAATTTACAACAGTATTCTTCCCGCCCTTAAAGAAGAAGCTCTTAAACAAGGATCTGTTTTTGGTCAATTCATAACACCAGATGAATTTGCAGACGAAATGCTTGCCGGCCTGGATCCCAATGACAAAAGCACCTGGGACGAAGTGTTAAAACGGTACGGTCTAACTGACTTCAAAGGAACTGTTGAAGAGTTAAAAGATTACATCAAGAACACGCTTCGCACTGGAACTGCAGAAGAGATTAGAGCACAAATTAAATATTTAAACGAACGCAGACAGCGTCCCACGCAAGAAACCCTTGGCCTTACATACATCGAAAGGCCTGAAGACTATAAAGACCAAATGGCAACTCCTCAAACTGAGTTGTTCAAAACGTTCCAAAGCGCTGGTTACCAAGGTACAGAAGACGAGTTTTACACTAAGTTTTTCCCTGACTTAGATAGATCCGAGCAGACGCTATTAACCAAAGCAGGGTCCAATGAGGCTCTCAGGACTTACGGACTTGATACATCGGACCCGTTTGCATCCCTTGGTACGATTGAAGGTTTCTTTGATGAACCTGCGCCAACTACAACAACGAGCAAAACAACTGATAGTAGTTTGGATGGTTACTTTAAACTAGGATTAGATGAAGACGAAGAAGAGGGTTACCAGAAGTCCGCTTCCGGTGAAAAAATCCTCGGTGAATTTACTTCTATGTTTAAAGGTTTCTAATGAGCGATAAACGACGCAAAGCTGCGAGTGCAGCCAAGATCGCCAAAGATAAAATGGCGTGCAACAAACCCAAGCGAACCCCTGGGCACCCAACCAAATCACATGTGGTTAAGGCCTGCAAGGGCGGAGAAGAAAAGATTATCCGCTTCGGACAGCAGGGCGTAGAGGGCGCCGGCAAGAACCCACAGACGGCTAAGGAAAAGGCACGCCGCAAGTCTTATTACGCCCGCCACAACGCACAGGATGCGAATCCAGACATCATGTCAGCTCGTTACTGGTCGCACAAAACGAAATGGTAAATAGGGTAAAGTGGTGACGCCCAATTCTATTTGACATGGCAAAACCCAAAGCCAGTTCCTCCGTCAAAATTGCATCTAAGCCCAAGAAAACACGTCAAGGGCAAGGTCAACATTCTCTGCCAAATCACGGGCGCAAGAAGATGCGCGGTCAGGGTAAATAAATTGTGTATATTAGGGGTAACAAATGTTGCCCCTATGTTAGATCTTTCTCCTGCGGTTGAAATTATCTGCAAATATCAGGGCTTCAATGAACGTGCCTACCCAGATCCAGAAACAGGTGGCGTCCCGTATTCGATTGGTTATGGCACACAGTTTTATCCAGACGGTGCGCCAGTAGGCAAAGGCCACCTCTGCACCAAAGAAAAAGCACTGGAATATTTAGACTTTGAATTGCGTGCTATTGATGCAGACCTTGATACGGTCAATTTGAAGCTTGACCCATCAATGCGTCTTGCGCTGATTTCATTCATCCATTCCGTTGGCTGGAATTGTTTTCTTTACAGTGAGCTTGTCGACTGCATTGCCAATGAAAATTGGGGTGGCGTTGGCCTAGAAATATCCCGTTGGATCTTTGACTGCAACTATCGCGTTATTGGGAACCTTATTGACAGGCGTCGGGAAGAAATCGCATTGTTCTTGGGGGATGTGCCAGGTATTCCAGGTGCCTCCTCCGAGGTTTTACTGACCGCGTTTAGAAGTTATCTTGCCAGCCCCAGGCAAATCAAAGCCATCCAAAAGCTGGAAGAAAACATCAACCCTTATGTTCTCGCAGAGTTTGCTAATGACTTTGACCTGTCAGAAGATGGCTGGCTCCAAGAGTTCCAAATTGACGAAAATGAAGTATTCGATAACCAATGGGATTAGAATAAATTGAGCAATAAAAAATCCATGGAGCGTTCTGTCGAACCAAGGGAATTTGAACTTCCGTTAGAGCTTCAATTTTCCATGCGTCGGGCTGAACTGCAAGCCCAAGAAATGACATGGGATGAGCTCTATTGTGCCTTGCTTAACCTCTATCGCCAGCGGCTGATGGAATGGCAGGCCGTCAAAGAAATTCTGGAAGGCGAAAATATCAAAATTGAATTTGATATGCCCACTGAAATGGAATTACTTGAACTCGCCGCCGCCTGCATGGTAGACGACGACGAGGATGAAGACGGGGAATTTCAGCCGTTCTGAACTTCGTCAAATTCAATAAGGCGATCCAAGTACCACCTTGCTTTCTTTAATGATTCGGTATTTCCTTTAAAACGTTCACGCCAAATATATTTCACAATATTGCCCTTCATATAACCACGAAATTCTTCGTCGGTTAATTGCGCTTCAATTGCTTCGATACATTCAATCGCTCCATCGGTGTAGTGAGATGGATGGTTGACGTTATCTTCTTTGGTAATCGGAGAGCTTTCAACAACAGCCCAGGGCACAGGGCAAACACCCCCTGGGCACTCACTTACACTTTCTACCGGCTCAAACCACGGCGCTTGTTCGAGAGGATCATCTCGGTCGTAATGTTGGCTGGAGGTAGAGCCACCAGTTTGTTTTTTGGCATGGGCAGTGTTCCCGGATACATCCCCGCTTCTTCCACACTCGGAATGTAACCCGTCTTCCCCGGACGATCCATGCCCTCCAGATTTAAGGGATTCCTCTCCAGCCCTTGTTCGCATAACGTCAAGCCACGGTTGTACATATCGTACAACGGGACATCATTCTCTGCATTGTCCAAAGGCTGGCCGAAGTCTTCTTCCGTAAGACAGCGGCACTTGACCTCATCCTTTACATAGCTATCCAAAAACCCACCGACGCCGTGCATCATGGTGTTGTACTTATATATCCTCATTTAAAATATTATCATGGCTGATTTATATTCCCTTAATTACGACCCCAGGCTGCGCTCTGGTACGTCAGGAGCCGAGGTTTCCGACCTACGACCTGAGCAGGCTTATGACACCGATTTGCGTCGCGTTGATCCAGAATCGCGTTCAGCCGTTGAACCGATCAATGACAATCAGGAGCGTATTGGTCGATTCATCAAAGCAGCCAAAACTGCTGGTCGCTTTAGGCAAAGTGCTTTAATCAACGAACCTTCCATCAGGGGCAAGACGCCTCGAAGCGAAGCCACGATTGATGGCACCACAATTCCAAATCTTGGCGACCGCTTTGGCCGAGGTGGTGGCACCAACTATGCCAACAAACCTCAGCCACGCTTTGGTCGTTCCTTTTAAGCTTTAGAGAACACAACTTCTTTCAGTTGGTTTTGATACTTACCTTTACGGTCTTGGTAAGTTATTTCGCAGGGCTTGCCGCGATAAAACAACAGCTGGGTAATTCCCTCATCAGCGTAAATTCGGTTAAAAAGACCGGTGCAGTTGCTGATTTCCAGGGTCAGGTATCCCTCCCACCCTGATTCTGCTGGGGTAATGTTGACCAAAATCCCCGAGCGGGCATAGGTCGATTTACCGACTGCAACAACGGTAATGTCCCTAGGCAGCTTAAGCCGCTCTTGTGCAACGCCTAAGCAGTAGCCGTAGGGAGGCAAAAGAAAATACTGTCCCTTCTCATCTTCCAGTAGTTCGGAAGGGCGCAGAATATCAGGGTCGAAATCCTTGGGGTCGCAATCGCCAGACGAGATCTTGCCGAAAAGCAAGCACTGTTTCGGCGAAAGGCGAATGTCGTAGCCGTAAGAACTCAGTCCATAGCTGAGGATTTTCTTCCCATCTCGTTCGCTACGGAGACGGTCTTCAAATGGGGAAATCATGCCTTCTTTCTCGGCAAGCTCCTTGATTTCCCAATCAGCCAAGACCGACATAAAACCTTTGCAACGACATTTAGTATATCGAGAAACTAAACGAGAACTCTGCCTTTTGGCGAATAAATATCGATGAATCTTTGGGTCGCCTCACCGGATCGATCCTTGGGTTGCAAATAAACCAACACGGATGTTGAGGTCTTATGGTTGATGACCCCATCGTCTTTGCGACGCAATAGTGTAGGGCATACCCGAAGAATGCACACAGGAAAATCAAAGATTTTTTGGTCGTAACGAATAATGTCGGGGCAGTTGGTAAAGAACAAGCCCTGATCAATTTCGTTTAGAAGCCAGGACTTATAGAGTTTTGCGAACCAGACTGCGTGAGATGAGCGGAGTGACTTGGCGCTGGTTCGGGTCAGCTTCCACTTCTGGTTCTTGAGATCCCAAAAATATGTCCCAGAGGGGGGAAACAAATAAACGCGACCAAACCAAGGCTGCTCATTAAGCCCGTCATCGGTGGGTGTGTAGAACTTATTTGCTTGGACGTACTGATTGGCAAACTGAGAACTCGCTGGGTCTAAGTCGATTCCCCCAAGCAACTCATTAGCGGAAGCAACGAGATCCGCATTGGTGATCAGCTCAATACCTTCGGTAAAAGTATTGCGAATACCGGGAATCGCCATCAGCTCTCAGCTTGCTTGTTGTAATCAATCTCGAAATAACGGATGCCATCATTGTCATTAATCACGTACCCCGCTTTCTCCGCTGGGTCGATCTTTTGCGCTGCTTCCAGGATGCGCCTAAAGCTCTCCGCCAGATCATCGTCATTCTGCCGTTCACACTCTTCTTGCGCTGAGTGCAGTTCTTTAAGCGTCCAATAAAACATGGAACGCTCTTTGTTTCGTGGCTGAAAGACCATGACGCCAGGCCCTTCTATTTCCCACATCTTGAAATAGTTTTGCCCCATGTCACCAAGGATTAACTTGATGGTGGCATCAAGCATCTTGGTTTTTGTTTCGTCAAGCTCAGGGCCAATCACTGAAGCAATAAGCTTTTCCCTTCGATTCATCTTTGACAAGCCCCTGGCGTTTAAGTGAGTCTAAAAGCTTTGGTAGTGGTTTGTAGATGACCACAAGTTTTCCAAGGTTACCACGTTTTTTGATCAGCTTCCCATTCTCGTCCTTTAGCTTGTCAAACTCCCCGGAACGGATAAGATATTCAGCCACACAACGTAGCCTTCTCTTCAGCGGCAGTTCGGCAGACGGAAATTTTCCACAGATCGTATCGGGTTTCATGTCTTTGAAAGCCAGTCGCAACCGATTGGCCAAGGTCATGTTTGAGTTGGCGTCTTCTTCCTCGTAGTTCTTAAGGTTTTCTAAATAACGCCTAAGGCACCCATCATCAAAAGAGCCTTCGGGCGGCAAGAACATAACCACCTGATCGGCCAGGGATTCTGGTAGATAATCACCATAATTTTCAATGGTGATTTCGGATAAGTCGATGCCGTCAAATCGATGAGACATATTCTTTATCCACCATTTCCGTCAAGCTTTCACGTCGATACAACGGTGTAGAAGTCAGGTTGTGAAAGTCGGCTTTTTTATTTTTTGCAAAGGATTGCACCAGTGCGTTCCAAGGGATACGCAGGATGGTTTTCTTGTTGGCCTCTGGAGAAATGTTGATGTAATGAACGCCTTCCTTCCAACCTTGCGTCGGGCTTTTCTTGCCAACAGCAATCCAATTTCGAATGGTTTGATCAGAAACATTTAGACGCCTGCCGCATTCCTCGGTCGAGATGTACTCATCGGCATAAGCCTCTGGCGACAACCCAGGGGAATCACTCTTTTCGTTCTGGAGCTGCCAAAAAGAATTCAAGGCAATTTTGATAGCCTTTAGTTCATACGCTATGTCTTCAAGACCTTTTCTAATGCCGTAAGCCATGTCTCACAATGTTTTGATTAAATGCTAATGTATGGGAAAAGGTTTTGTTATTTCAAATGGAATCCGCGCCAGGACCCTCCAATCAGGCTCCGCTTCCGCAAATGAATACTCCTGAGCAGCTCCCTGCACCTCCGATGCCGCCAGAAATCACACCGGAGATCCTGGAAGCCATGAAAGCAGAGGCAAGGCAGCGGGCCATTTACCAAGTGCTTCAGCAGCGGCAAGAGCAACCGCCAATGCCTTCTTTGGCACCGCCTTCAAGAGTTGTGTATGTTCGGCGGAATTTGACCGTTGCAGAATTGATTTTAATTTTTGCACTGTCCTGTGGCTTAGTTGTCGGTGTTCAAACAGGTTGGGGTTTTGTATCTAATCTGCTCCCTAAAGTGGAAATTCGCGTGAAATAGACTAAGCGCAGGTCAATTATAATTTAATTTATAGGCTTTTGGTTTAGTAGGTGGCTAATAGGCGTATAACAGATCTGCCAGCTATTTCGTCATCAAACATTAATGATGACGACCTTTTAATGGTCGTTGACGTAGCTGAAGTCGATCCTGGCCTCAAAAATAAGAAACTTACTTTTACTGATACAAAGCAGTATTTCAATTCGTACTATCTGCAACTCACCGGCGGCACAATTGCTGGTTCGCTGGTTGTCGCAAATAACCTGACCGTTAGCGGTACGTTTAATCCAACGTCCATCAACGTTAGCGGCACAGGTCCTTTTGCGCAGCTCTTAGTTACAGGTAACGCAGAAGTTCGCAATACCCTTAGCGGTACTACGATTACTGGCAACACAATTCAAGGTTTAAACGTCAATGCGTCCACAGGAAACGTAACAACGTTAACCGTTGGCACACAAACCGTTGGTACCGGTAACTTTACTCGTGTCAGCGGTGTCACAATCACTGGGACAACAGGTAATTTCACGACCGGCACGTTCCTACAACTTAGTGGTGCCACAGGTAGTTTTGGCTCGCTGTCTGGGACTAATATCACTGGCGGTAACATTGTTGGCACCACTCAAATTTCCGGTGCAATCA